GACATCATCGTGATGTCTCCATGCTGAATCAACTTCTTCGTATGAAATGCCTTAGGAGAATCGTTGAAGTAACCGTAAGCATAAACCCCATCCATACGATTCTCGAGAATTGTATGACCCAGAACATTCTCTGGATCATTGTGGCCATGTTGCCAGACGAGCGGAACTCTTGTTTCATCCTGATGTTTGAAGGCGTCAGGCATGATGGTTCGACCGTCAGTACACTTCAGCCCAGCCTTAGTGGCGTAGCCGCTAAAATCTGGTTCCATTTTGACTGATCCTTTCTATAGGCCTCGCCACTGGTAAAGCTTTAGGCTCTGGAACCGTTGTCAACTCTGCTGGAGTCAACTCAGTAGCAGATCGTGGCATATTGCTGTTCCTAAGTTCATCGGCCTTGGGATCCTTGGATGGTTCAATACCAATGAGACCTCGAATCTCATTAGAAGTCAGTACTTCATTCCGAGTAAGTTTGTCAGCAATCTCAGCAAGATCTCCGAGAGTAACAAGTTTAAACGGATCGCTGAAGTATTGAATCTTCTCCAAGTTAGCCGTACCTACATAACCGATGAATGCCCGCTGCATAGCTTCAACAATAGCCTCGACAATGGGCTTTGTGGTTCTGTTGTTATAATTGATCATAGTTTTTTCGTCAGCAGTACCGTTCATGACTTCTTCGGTAATTCCAAGCTGACCGTACAACATGGATGTGAGATACTCGATCTGCTTGAGAAGGTTGTTCTCTGCAGGACGATTCAACTGAGTGATCTTCTCGGTGCCATCTGTATAGGCAATACCATACTGGCTCCCCTTGAGTTGGAACTCAATGTCCTCACGACGTTTCTCGGCTTGTGCACGTCGGGATTCGGACTTGATGACATAGGGAAGTTGAATGATGAGATCTAGTTTTCCGGAACTGGACTGTTCATCAACTGCGTCCAGCATTCCGAGTTTTCTGATAAGCCTTTGAAGAGTTGAATTAGGCTCATTCATTACTGCATACAACGGATTCTCTACAATAGCAACGTATTTCTTCTCGAGTACAACCTCTTGACGTTGACCTGTTTTCTCATTCCAAGCACTCACTCGAATGTGTTTTGGATACCATGCTCTGATTTCACCAACACGAAGAGTATAGATGTCAACGTACTCATTTGTGGCCGGATTAAGAGTGGTATCAACAGGAACAATAGCTGCAACACCCTTGTCAAAAAGAGTCATCACAACGTCCTGCCTAAATGCACGGGGGCCTTGATCGGCGTTTGGTTGCAAAGTTAAACAAAGATTTAGATTACTTTTCATGTCTTCCAAATAACGCCCCAATGGATCAAGTTTGATGTGCCTTAATTGAATAGCGGCTACATCTACGCTAATCCGATTGTAAATGGATGTGACTATCGATTTCTCATTAAAATATCCCATTCGTGAACGTGAAGGGGGTGTTGGACTATATGTAACTCCAGCAGTAGGATTCAACCCATATTCCACTTCAACGGTATTGGGTTGTTTAAAAGAGTTCCATGCGTTTCTAAGCCGGTCAATAACAGGCAACGTTCATCACCCCCTTCCTCACTGCATCATGTCTTCGAGTAAATTCAGAACACGAGCTGCGCCTCTACGTTGCTGGGCCGCCCTACTAACTTTGTCTACAGTAGTTTTCATAATTCGACGGCCTTTTTGGCTATTTACAAAAGCTAACCCACCTGCAGCTAGAGCAACGAACGCTGCTTGAGTGCCCCATTCACCGGTGACTCTCCTGGCAATCGCACCAACTCGTTTCTTATTCCGAGTACTACGGTCAATACTGGTTCGTTCTTTTCTTGCGCCTTGTGCGTGCTTGGAAAGATCTTGAGCCATAAGATGTTGTTCGAAGGCTTTAGCATAGATTGGATCTTTTGCCTTCTTGGCTTCGACTGTTTTATTGATCAATTTTCGACGAGTTCCGGCACCTTCTCCGAAAAACAGCTTTGCTCTGGCAAACTCTTCAGCATCTTTACGAGCTTCTCTATGCGTACGACGAGAAATTCCATCGTGAGCATTTCTAATTCCCCAGTGCATACCTTTGACGCCGAAATGGGCAAGAAATTCTTCGACTTCGTTTGAATGTAAAAACGTTTCAAAATTCAAAGGAGTAAACCCAGCTTCGGTATCTCGTCTTTTGAGATCCGCAAGTAATTCTTCCATAGAAGAATATGAAGAAGGAATAATCACTCCTGGAGTTCTAGCCATGGCCAACCACCTTTCTAAAAGGAGTAGGATCAACTCCAAGCTCTTTATGAAGTGTTTCTCCCCAAACTTTTACAAAAGGTGGAGGATTTGGACTCCAATGATATTGAGAAAATAATTCAGCTTCTACTTCTTGCCTAGTTCCAGATGCTGCTGCATAACCGGATACTTTTGAAACCATCTTCTCGAGCGGTATACCATCTCTTCTCGCTTGATCATCAGCAGCTTTTAAAGCAGCGTCACGAGCTTTAATGTTTCCACCAACAGTCTTAGCTCTGAACAATCCGGCTTTAGTAGATTCTTCAGCATGAAACATTGCATGTGCTGATTCATGTGTAAGCATGGCACGCATATTACCCGTGTCTTTTGCAAACCATCCTCTTTTTTCAGCAGCTTTCAATTCTTTAGTGCTATCTTCTGGTTTTACATAAACGATCCCACCACTTTTTCCAGGGGTATGTTGAACAAACGCGACCGTTCCATGTGCATACTCAGCTGGATTATGTGTTTTAAGATTTTGAACAGCAGAGATTTGAAATCCATAACGTTTACCAATTAATGGGGCCACTTCTTCAACACTTTTCCTTGTAGCTGAAGATATGGAAGGCTCTATTTGAACAGGACTGGTTGTAAGACGAAATATAGAGGGAGCGGAATCACGTTGCTTTCGAATACCCCAGTGCATACCTTTAACGCCCCAATGTTCAAGATATACATCTTCATCAATGAGCATTTTGACGCCTCCTCACCCTAAACCAGCAATCTTCCGATCATAACGAAGATTGAGCTTCTTCAAGAATGCAGCATGTTGTTGTGCATCCATCTTTCCTTCTTGATGCATCCTCAGAAGAGATGCTGCTTGAGAAGCACGTTCAGAATTGATAATGTCTTTTACAGCGCGTTCACCTCGAGCTGCTGAAGCTGCTGCTCTTGCTCTTCCTGTGCTACCTCCTCCACCAAAACCACCTCTTCTTGCATTACGAAAAGCATCCTTAAAACGTTCTTCATCGAAAGCATCTTTAAAACGAGTTTCAGAAGCCTTTCGATTAGCATTTGCAGCTAAGATGTTTAAAGTAACATACGTTCCTAATAAAACCGATACACCAGCAATTCTAGCCCGTTGAATTCTTCGATCTGAACGCGCCTGCTTCTGAGCTTTGGTGAGTGGCTTAACACTCTTATCACCATACTTATTCAATCTACGTTTTTTCTGCGTATTAATAAAATTCCGAACACCCCAGTGCATACCCTTGACGCCATGATGCTCGAGGTATACTTCTTCATCGACGATCACTCTTCTACCTCCTTCATCAACTCGCCAGCAGTTGGAGCATTGATACGAAATGGCGTCTTGGGGTAGTGACTATTGGTCGATGGCGTATCAGAGATTGTAAATCGTTGAGTTGGAAGATCATGATATTGATCGTCAAACTCTCCTCGTCTCCACAAAATATAAACTGTGAAAAGGATGATTGAAATACAACCAAGTATACCTAGATTGATAACGACATCGACCAATGTCACTTCGTTCCTTGTGCTTACTGACTTTCTGACGGTTGAGGAGATTGAGGAACAGCCTCATGACTTTGATCATCTGGAGATACTTCATCCGGCGTCGATCCACGAGGATGATCTGAAACCCAGGGGGCCTTACTGCTAAGTCCAGCCTTCTCATCCTCATCACCGAATGAGTACTTTGACTCCTCAGACTCCTGACCAGGCTCTTGTTGGGGCTGCTGATCTGGATCCTGATTTGGATCTTGTTGGGGCTGGTTCGGATCCTGTTGAGGCTGATTTGGATCCTGTTGAGGCTGGTTCGGATCCTGTTGCTGTTGAGTAGGATCTTCGTAAACAGTCATTCAAAAGCCTCCTTATTGGCTTTGTATGCGATGTACGCATCCATCATTGCGGATACGTTGTCTATTTTTTCTTCCGCCCGCTTCTTAAGAAGCTTGCGATTGCCATTGGTATCTTCCAACGTAACCGCATTACCCATAGCAAAAGACATAAGCTCTTGATCAAATATAAGAGCTCTTTCTTCTGCTAAAATCTTCAATTCACCAAGTGGAACCGATTCGGTTCTTGCACCCTGGATGACTTTCTCTATGCCAAACGGGCCATTCTCATGTTCCCATCGAGTAACAAACTCTTTAGCATTGTAAGGGTCGAATCCAAGGCATCTAACATCGTAATTGGATGTTGTAATGAAATGATCGAGATCATCATAGACTTCCATGATGTCAAGCACGGTTCCAGGCATGATATGAAGACTTCCCTCAGATATGAATTCTTCATACTTCATTCTCATGGCGCCTGGAAGCTTCATCAAAGTCAACTCGGTAATATAACTTCGAGTCTTTATACCGAATGCTCCATTTACCAATGGAAAAAGAAAGGTGAATGCACAGAAGTCATCGCCTTGTGAAAGGTCTGCTCCCAAAGCGCAAGGAGTAGTCCAGAAATCTCTTGGCCTGTGTGGAAGTGTCTCTTCGTAAGTGAAGAAATATGTGTATCCTTCCATGGGAATACCAAAGCGCTTGGCCAAAATATCATTGCGAGAGGCAGGGGCTTTCTCTGCTCGCTCAACATCCAAATGGTAAACATCATACGTTACTGTCTTACCAAGATTTGGATTAGCCTTGAGCCATGTAGAAGGATCTGCGACTTCTTCGATATCGTCAAGTTTATAATGCCAGATAGAAATATGTGGTGCTTCGTATTCTCCCTTGAGAATATTAGCCAACTCCAACTTAATGGTGTCGCCTGATCCATTGCGAACTGTTCCTTCCGAACTGATAGCAACGATCAAATAATCATCCATTTTGGATGCACCCTGCTCAATAGCTCCAACCACATCTTCTCGAATATCACCAGACAACCATTCATCAACTGTTGAAACTTTCGGACGTAGACCTTGGAGTTTGTTGATGGTCATCGGGCGAATCTCTAGTAGAGATCCTGTGAGAAAATTTTCTATCCCTTTCTTGGTGGAGACCAATTTCTGCCGCATTGCACTAGGGCCGGTCGTACTTCTAATGGATCCTTCTGTCAGAAATTTGAATAGAGGACCTCGAGCTCTGGTAATAGAAGTACGGAAAGGTGACATCACCTCTTCGCCTTGTTTCATCGTTGGTGCGGTATTGATCTGATGTGTGGTTGAAATATCCACATTCAGAAAAAACGCATGAATACAGAACGCATACATAGATTTTGCCGCACCACGAGCCACAACTAAATATTGCTTTGTGGTAAGACGTTTCTTAAT